GCCAAAACGACGGTCATAGCCCAGGATCACATCGGCGGCTACATCATCTGTCCAGCCGTAACGGATGCCATCGCTCGTTAGATTGATAGGCGTTAGGGCCATGCCACGCCCACCTAGATTCGCGCCCGCCAACGGAGTGTTGGCGCTGCCCACGTTGAGCAACATCATCTGCAAAGCTGCCGCGGAACGCATCAACGCATGAGAAAGCATGTACGGTTGCGTGAAGAGCATACCCCAGGCAAGCCAACCCCTGAGCGTGAGCGTACCCGATACAGCCGCAGCGTCTAGCGTGTTGAGTGCGGTATTGGTGGCGGAATTGCTATTGCCGTCGCCATTGACCAGGATCGTTATCCCGGCGCTAACCTTGTCGATCTCATCCTGCAAAGCCGCAAACTGAATCCACCAGGCCAGCCGATCCACACGCAAGCGCCGTTGCGCCTCATAGCTCAATTCAATGCCACGCCCGTATTTCTCCAGGCGGATGGCATGTTCCGCTTGGGTCAGCTTGCCCAGGGGAATGTCCGCCGCTTCGCCAACGCGGTACTTGCGCACCTGCGTAGCATCGTACTGGATATAGGCGGCTCGATAGTCGCTGCCTGTCACGGGTGTAGTTACCGCAACCAGTTCAGACAGCGGAATCGCGGCGGCTACACGATCCTCCCACCGCACCATTGCCGCGTCTGCATAGGGACGATCCCAACTGCCGACGATACTGTCACTGGACAGCACGACGGCGCGTTGTTCCTGGCGCGGCGCGTGGGCGACCTTGCGGTACTGGCGCGCGAAAAACTCTGGATAAAGAGCGCGCCCGGCAGGGGTGTCGGAAAAGACTCTTGCCTCCGATGCCCAATAGCCGCGGGCAGGATCGCTGCGCGTCATAATGCCCGCTGCGCGTAACTGGCGCTCGAAAGCGTCTAGCCCGTCGCCCTTTTCCGATGGGTTGAGCGTCTCAAGGAAACGCCCAAAACTCACGCCCGCCTTGACTGCATCCTTGTGGATAGCGACGGCCTGATTAGGATCGCTCAGACGAGTGTTTAGTTCCTCCGGCGAAACAGATTTGATTTCTGCTTGTGCCACGTTCTACCTCCTCTGCCCCTGCGGGCTATGTTCAGAGCAAAACAACAACCGCGGTCGCCGTTGACGCGTCGATGATCATGCCGCGACTGACAGTATCCTCGGTACTCACGGCTTGGATGTAGCCTTCCGCCGCGCCCGAAGCCAGATCACCCACGATCTTGAGTCCTGCGGTGAGCGTGGCGCTATCGCCGCCCGGCAACGTCATAAAGCCGGAATGCTGCACGCTACAAAAGCCGTCACTATCCACACTGAGCAACTTGCCTAGCACGTTCTCACCGCTGCCCGCCAGTGTAATGACATTGCTTGACTCGACACTCACCGCCAAGCCCACCTGTGCCGCACCACCTACCAGCGCCGCGTTGTAGACGATTGTGCTATCGTGCACAAATGTCGCCACCTGATGCGGGAAAGGCCCTAACTCAAAACTGTTTGCTGCTCTTGGATCTGCCAACTCAATACCCTCCTGTAGCTATTGGCTACTGTGTCAAAAATATGCCTAATTGTTGCTCGCGGCTACCTGAATCCAGCCGCCATTGGCCCACACTAACGTTGCCGCATCACCTGCCCCTAGCGCGATATTACCCGCCGAAATCAGCCCGGTCGTCTCCGTAAAGGTGATCGTCTGAGCGCCCGTGTTGACCAGGATTAGATAGTCGGTCGTGTGCGCAATCTTGGTGCCACCGTCCAACATCACCGCGCCCGCCGACTCCAACCGTTGTAGGCTGCCGGTCGGCGTCAACCATCCGTTCATGGTTAGCGAGATCGCCGTCTGCGCCGTGATGTTGACAAAATCCGCTACCGTCAGGTCATTGGCACTCGCATCATCCGTCACTGTCAGATCATCGCCTACGGTGACATCGCCAGTAGTTGCAACCGCCCCCACCAGCGCGCTTGCACCTGTAACCGTCAAGATTCCCGACGCTGTCACATCGCCCGTGAGCGTGCTTGCACCGTCTACGGTTAGCGTGTCACTAACGGTTAGACTTCCAGGAATGATTACGTCGCCTACGTCCGTGATAAAATCGGCTGCGACCAAGACTCCAGTCACACCTAGATTGCCGCCAAACGTGCCATCATCGGCGACTAACAGGTCGCCGGATAGAGTCACGCTGTCAAAGTTGGTGATACCCGCCTGTGCACTGGCGTCAGTTACCGGGCCTAGCAACCACAACAGCGCGGCCAGCAGACCAATACTCGCCAGCGAGGCGCCCCACATTTTGACTCTTTGCATGTGGCCTCCTATGACCTGTATGCGCTGTCGGCAACTAACGGCACGCGAGCAGTCTGCGCAGCCTGACCGTCACCCTCGGTGGTTTGTCGCCCACCCACAAAACGCGCGTCGCCCGCTCGTTTCCAGTCGTCGCGCATCCGTTTGACAACCTTGAGCGGTGAGGCACGTAGCGTTGCCTCGTAAGTCCCGCCATCAAAATCCTGACCATTGGCGCGCACGCCTTCCGCCAACGCATCCGCTACTAGGTCATTGCGGTAGGTGTCGCCGTCGGCGGCGCGTGGTTCAAGCTCCGCCACGCGTTTGGCGAGCTTGTCCGCGGCGGCTAAAGCCTCCGCCTCGGTTGCCGTCTCGCGCTGCTCTTCCGTCAATACCCCTGCGCGAATCAGGGTACTGGTCAATTGCCCAAACTGTTCTGCATTCATGCGTTCTTCCTCTCTGGGCTTTTGCCCTGATTGCTCTGTGTCTACGCCCGCGTGCCGTTTTTGCAGCGCGGGTAATGCCAACATGCGTTCGGTGGTCGCTTTGTCCAGACGGTAGACAACTTCGGCGTGGCGCACATCGTCCACGCTCAGCGCACCACTGAGCGCAGCCTCATACACCTTCTCAATCATTGCGCCCGGCGTCGAACCGTCAAAGACCCCTGACACTTCTGATAGGTGGGCGTCATCAACGCCAACGGTGCAAAGGATTTGGCGGATCACCCCATCCTTTTCCTCTTCGTAGGTAAAGCCCGCGAAGTGTGAACACCGTCGATAGTCGAAATAGTTCTGTCCGCAAATATCACACAGCCATTTGCCGCCGTGGATTCCTACGCTGACATCGCGCGTTAGCCCGCCGCGGATGCCCGCCACTAGGCTACTCGTGTTGATAGAGCCGATTTCCAGCCCGGTCAATGTGAAGAAGTCGGCGCGTAGATTGGCTTCGCTGCCCTCTTCGCTTAATTCGCCCGTCAGACTGCCGCCAATCGGCAAATGATAGCGGTCATGACCGGGAAGAAAGGCGACGCCCTCCGCAGCCTCGCGCGCGTAGTTACGCAGACTGGAAAGCAACATATGAGTAAAATGTGAATCGACCCTGGTATTGCTGATCAGGGCGCGCCAGAAGAAGGGCGGATGCTCTGCCAACACGCTGGCGTCAAGGGCGCGGCCATTGCGTAGCAACTCAGTCAACGTGGCAATGCGCGCGGCATCGCCCACGGCGCGCACTTGGGCAGGAAAGTAAAGCCGGTCTGACATGTCCTGTTCGCTCATCCTGTCTCCTAAATCGGCCGCGCTTGGCGGTCATCATCTTCAAACACGCGCACATTGGCGACGGGTGGGGCATAGAGCGCGGGAAATGTAGCAATCTCCATGTCCGAACACGCAAAGCCACATTCGCACCGCCAAAAGTATGCCGGAACGTCGTGCATCATTAACTTTCCGCAATTGGGACAACGATATTGGCGCCTGAGGCGCGGATCTTGTTGTGGCTGCTTTTGATTAGTGCCGTCCATTTTGTGCGACCTCTTTCTGTTGGCGCATTAGCTCAACCACGCGCAGCGCAACCCGCTCCACCTGTCGGGCGCCGTCCCGCTCGTCCTGCTCTTGGCCGTCGCCGTCATCCTCAACGATGTCAGGATTAGCGGCTGCCACAGCGCTCGGTGCAGGCCCCGCCGCGGGCTCGCCCGTGATTTCCTCGCTCGCTTGGTCTTGTGTCCACCATCCCTGGTCACGTTTGGCGGCGGCGTTGGCGATCTGCATCGCCTCGGTCTGCGCGTCGCGCAAGGCTTCGGCGGCGCGCATCTGCGCAAAGCGGAATTTGACCTTTGCCTGAATCCCCTGTGCCTCCAACGCCAGCGTCAGCAGACGTTCAAGAACCGTCTCGGTGTAGTGCTGAATCGACTGGATGCCCGCCGCGTAGATTTCCCACTGACGATTAGCCTGCGTCTCCGTGTTGGACTCGCTCAGCCCCATCATGATCGGCATACTCTTGAGTGCGCGCGTGACCATGCGCTCCAGTGCCGCAATTAACCCCTCAATCGCGCCCAGGCTACTGGCATCCACCGCACCTACCGGCTTGTTGACCGTCTCGACATCGGTATGCACGTAGGCATCGTCCGGCTCCAAATCGGCATAGGCATCAATCACCTCCTGCAAAATGCGCGATAACTCGGCGTCATAGGCGGTCGGGTCATCACTGTAAGCATCCAGAATCGTCGCCAGCTTCTCCGTGTCAAGGCTGATGTCGAGGCGCGGATAGCCCTGTTGCTGCACCACGCGCCGGATGTCGTGCATCATCGCCAACAGGAAGAGGCTCACGAAGAGCGCGGGCGCGGCCAATGGTCGCCCGTAGGGACTATCCGGGAAGGGGTCGATGGGCAGATAACGCACCGTCGGACGGTCGAGCGCCACAAACTGCCCATCTTGCCACTGGCCGGGCTGCCACACCGGGCCGCGCTGCGCATCCTCCACGCGCCGGAAACGCACCGTAATCGGGTCGGGCGTCACCAAATCCACCGGCATCCGTCCCGCCTCATCCAAAACAAGCTCGGCAAACTCAGCGCCGCGCAGAAAGGCACTCATAAACAGACGCCCAAACACAACATCTACCGAGCCATAAAGATCGTCCAGCTTGTCAAGGAATGCATCGGTCGCCGCCTGGCCGCGGATGTGCGGTGTCTCTTTGCCGGCGGCGCTGACGCGCTGGGCGGTCGCCTCCCATCCTGGATTGCACATGCGATGGAAGTCCCAATAGGCGCGGCTAACCTCTGGCGATAGGTCGGTGAGCACCTCAAGCAAACGCGCCGGCGGTAGACTCTCCAACAGCGCGCGGTTGGCGTGCAGAACATGCCAGGCATCCTCAAAGCCGTCGGGCGGCATAACCACCATTACGCCAGGCAGGAAACTATTGCCGTCCTTATCGCGTGTGATGCGCCCGCGCGTTGATGTGCGCGGTCTGCGAATGCCGCGAATAGGCACGGCGCGTATCGCGCGGGCGGGGTTTGCTTTCCAGAACTGCCACCAGGGACTAGCCATCGTTTGCTTTCTTGGTAAACAAAAAGCCGCGATACCTGGAAGCTAATCCAGATAACGCGGCAGACCTCTCGGTGTGGAGCGTGATTATTCAGTTGGCGATTCGCAGCATCACCTCAAACTGATTATCGCCGCTATATCATCCCCTCCGCCTCTCCGCTCGCGTGTTGACACTCGGCTCCTTGCCTAACGCCCGCTGCACCGTGACTAGCAGCGGGATCAGCCGCCGCTCGATTTCCTCCAGGTCATCGCGCAACGTGCGCAGGTCTGTATCCATTATATCACGCGATGACTCGTTTTGTGTGATGACATAAGACAGGCGTTCCTCGCTCATGCGCCCCATCCTTTCACCTTGCCGCGTGCCAGCGGCACGGCGCGATTGGTCGCCGCTTCGATGCGCCCCACGATGGCCAGCGCGTAGCTGTCGGCACGGTCGTCATGCTGCCCGTCGGGTGCGCGTAGGGTTGCGCCTTCGATAGAGGCAAGTTGCGTGTAACCGGCGAAGCTGTGCAACACTTTGACCGCCTTCTTTGGCCCCTCAATGTGGGCGTTTTGCTTAAAATGGTCGGCGCACTCCGTATACAACAGCGCCTTGCCCAATGTACTACTCATCCAGCCTACCCTGTCCTGTTTGTCGTGCTGCTCCACATCCCAGTCATGGCCGTGCAAAAGACGTACGCGCCGCGCGTTGTCTTGCAGCCAACCAATCACGGCGTGGCCGTGGTTGTTGCGCTCTACCATCGCCGGCGCGGCGTGATAGTAGACGCTCACCAATTTGATGTAGCCGCCAAAAGTGCTTGGCTCATACTTGCCCGCCAGCACGGCGCACTCTTCACCCGTCAGCAGATCCACCACCGTCAGCGCGGAATCGTCGCTGTTGGGATTACCCTCAGCCGGGTCACCGCCAATCACGTATTTGCGCCCTGGCACAGGCGCGCGGTAGATTTCAAGTCCGGGTAAGCTGGGCGCACCCTTGACGTGACTTAGCGGCTTCATCTCCGCGTAGCACGCTTCAATCCAGGCCGGATGGATGCGCTTATCCAGGCTGCGCGGGGCCAGCGCCTCCGTGTCGGTGGCGGGATACTCACCAGCGACGTTGTCAGCCGCGCCTGTCTCGGCGATGTCCTGCGCCCTTTGTCGTTCGTACCATTCGAGCGTACGTCCAGGGCGGGCATGCCAGGGCAAAAACACATGCCGCCATTCGTAATTGCCGCGCTTGGCGTTGCGATAAATGGCCTTGAAACGGCTTTCGGGCAACTCTTTATTGGCGCTGGAAATCAACCACATGCGCCCACCGGCATCAATCGTGGGCTTGACGGCGTTAAGTAAGCTCGGCAAATCAGGCTGAAAATCGGCTTCGTCTACCATCACCAGGCTAAAAGTATATTGCCGCCCGCCGTTGGTGGCAAAGGCCATTGCCGATGACCCTGTGCTCAGCTCCCATTTTGTCTTGTTGTCCTCAGCCACAAACGCCGTTTTCATCCAGATAGGCAGCCGCTCCCACATGCCTTTGAGCCGCTTGTCGAGCAATTCTTGGGCATCAATCTCGATGCGCGAGAAGATGGCAATCGTCGCAATCGGATAAAAAACCATGCGCCACAAGGCATAGGCTAGGCATAGCCACGTCAATCCCAACTGGCGCGCCTTGAGGATGACTAGCTGCCGGTTGTTGTGCAGGTCATCCAGAATGCCGCGCTGGGCGGGCCAGAGCGTGAATGGCTCCCACGTCTCATTGGTGGCATTTAGGATTAGCACGTACTGGTCAATGAAATAGGCCATATCTTCTCTACATCGCCTCATCTCCGCCTGTTGATGACGTATCTGCTCTATCTGGCGCGCCGTCTCCTGCGGATTCATCTGTTGCAGCCGCGCTAGGAGTTTGCGCTTCGCTTCCGTCGGCCAGTCCCGCCAGTCCGAGGGCAATCCGTTCAATGGCTCCGTCAAGGGCAGCACCGGATAACTTGAGATGATCTGTCGGTTCATCGGTTGCCAATCTCTGCAATTTGCTGGCTTTTTCCAGCACCAACGTCAAACCCACAATGTCAAAGGCCAGCGTGACAATCGTCTCGCCTTTAACGACGGCAACTTTGCGGCGAATGAATTGCTGCGCGCCTGGTATGGCGGCATCCACCACGGCGCGCAAGGCGTCGGCTTGCGCCCAATCGCGCTCTTGCAAGTCGCGGCGACGTTGCTCCCACAGGTGACGGTTCTGCTCGGCCAGGTGGTCTGCATACTGAGCCGCGCGTGCCACCCATTCGTAGTCAGCCGACCATTGCGCCCAGCGTCGCGCTGCGCGTTTGCCGTCGCCCAATGGATGCCCAGTTGACGCGACGTAGGCGGCGTCAATGCTGCCCTCGCGCAAATAGTACTGAAACGCCGCGTAAGCCTCTTTGCTCTCGTTGCTGCGTCTAGTCCAGGCTGCCACATTAGGCCGCCTCACGCTTAACAAGTTTCATACCGTACTCATTCGGTTCAGTCGGGATAATTACTCCTGGCTTGAGCCGTAACTTATTTTTCTTAAAAGACCGATAGTCTACCTGATGCTGCCAGCGTCCCCACTTTCGAATCACCTTCACAACGTCAGGATGTTTTTTTCTCAATTCCTCAGCCATCTTCCAACGTCCATCCCCTTGATAGTGGGGTGTCATACCACCAGCAACTTGCATTGTTGCAATCTTGTCTGCCAAAAAAGCATTGAATTGAATCGTGCAAAATCCATTCTTAAGAACACGAAGGCAAAGGTCAGTGTCATCATTATAGAAACCCTCATTACGAAAGGGTTTGCCATTGCGATCTTTGGCATCTGTCTGAATAAGCATATTGGAGTAAACTCTAGTATTCAGTATAAATGGCGGGTGTTTTACCTTGCGTTCCACAAACATTTCATAACTCATTCCGGCAATCGGCACATTCTCATATCGTTCTATGAAATCCTCAATTGCATACAAAAATGTACCAGAAGTCACACGATATTTGATATTGTTCGTCAGCCGATAAAACTCTCGGATATTGTCATCAAATGTCCAGAATCTCTTAACCCCTGATGCCTGAGCATGATCCCAAATCCAATTCCGTGTTGTGACCAGTCCTTTATCACTGTGTGGCAATACAATGATATTTTGTTCTCCTATCACAGCGGCATAGTTATCAAACTGTTGCGGCTCAACAACTGCCTTGTACAGCACACCGATTCGCTCAAAGGCACGAATGGTGTAAGGCGTCACCCATCGACCCTTGGTTGGTACGTACACTGGGAATCTAGGCTGCATCGTCTTGCACCTGATAGGCCATCAGATCGACGCGCTCTTGCTTTGGATACCAAATGCTTTTGGTGTCACGGGTGATATTTTCCCCTATGGCTTTGGCAAAAGCAGCAACATCTCCCAGGTTTGCGAAATGTACTTTGATTGACTGAATGGCCCCAAACACATTCTCCTGCTCAAATTCCGGCATTCCCTGCCAATGCTCGTTAGGGTCGTCTGGCGGCACAAGTCCCGCATCCCCTGCCAACTGCTCTAGCAAATCCCTCACGCCGTCATCCTCGATAGGCGTCATCTCGACTTGAGCCAGCAGGTCTGCCAACATCGCGCCGTCAAGCTCGGCCAGGGACGCGGTATAATCGAACACGCTCAAAATGAGCAACGCTTCCGCATCGTCCACATCTAGCACGTTCACCGGCCACATGCCGCCCATGTCCTTACGCAGATGGCCGTCCAGGATGACGTAGCTAGCCTCGGCGTCGCTCCAATACACCGTCAGGCTATCCACGATGCCAACTTCAGACAGCAAGCCAGCGACCGCACGCTTTTGATTTTCGGGATGCCTACGCGCGTTCAAAGGATGCGGCTTGAGATCAGCGGCGTCTACCAAACGACTTTCAATTATTCTGTTGCGGAAGTCTGTCATCTTGTGTGAATCAGCCATGTTTGCTATAATGAACGAATGAACGGGACACCTAATTTATGCAATTGTGGATGCGGTAGAATAGTCAAGCGCGCTACCCATAAATACCTCAAGGGACATGCTGGCAAACAAAACGCACAAGGCTGCAACGATATGCTTGACGCCAGTTGCGCCTACTGCCAAGCGCCGATCAAGGTAGAGCGTTGGCGCATTGATCGTTTCGGCACAGATAACATTTATTGCTGTAGGCAACACGCCGCCTCTAAGCGTTCCCAGACCGCAATCCAAAGTCTTACTTGTGAATGTTGCGGTAAGCAGTTTGAGATGCAGCCGTCGCGGCCTCATAGCCATCCAACCCAAAATGCTCTGAATTGGCAATAAGCGCGGCGGGGTCTACGTCCTCATGCCGAATAATCCTGTTTGTCCACTCGCTCATCCTAGCCCCCTACCTGTCCACCAACATGTGCTGATAGGCCGACAACGTGTAGATTGCATTGTCCAC